ACGGGGCGGCTCCCGCTTCCTCGACCCCTGGAACTCCAGAGGATCAAGCCATGTGCTGGCTCGGGAAGTCTTAAAATGCTCGATGTGTGCCGAAGTCTACGTAATAAAGACTGTCGTCAGACCTGCTCCATATGCACATGCCTTCGTCATTGTAGGTGTCTGGATCTTCATCAATCCACACCATATTGAAATGAAAGCCGTTGCTGTAGTAAGTCGTCATTCCGTGGTGGTAGCGCATGAAATCGTTCATATCGCCTGCTCCATAAGTAAAACGCTAAGCACTTCAGCATAAACACCAATCGACCTGAACGCTGATTCCAGCAGATCAGGGAAGTAGGTGATGCATTCGTGCGGTTCATTGTTCACGTAGTACAGCACTACGTATTTCGGTGTTTCGTCCATTGCCCCTATCCTTTCGTTATTTTTTGTGTTCGTTGTTTGCCAAGAATACTTCATTATTCTATAGTGTCAACGCAACAAACAAATAAAGGTGAAATAAAAATGAGCATTGACGATTTGAGAAAGCGACTCAAAGGAATGAATTACGCTTGGCTTGGGCGGCAGACTGGACTATCTAGGTTTCAGATTGCAGGCGTAGCGAATGGAACGACAAAGAAGCCAGATCACAACGTGGTTAAAACACTGATTGAATACTTTGAGGGGGAATGATGGATAAACGAGAATTGAAGTTAATCACAGGCGCGCAATTCGGTTGGTCAGCAATCGACCCGCTTGCGCCGAATCATGACGTTATGGATACGTGGATGGGCCATAGTAACAGGGTTCGGGCGATGATGTTTTACAAACAGCGCGGCCAAGGTTTGATTCTGGAACTAGTGAACAAGCGGCGGCTAAAGTGGAAAGTGACGATTGAAGTAGAGTTCAAAGATTCTAACGGAAAGAAGTATTACCGTGGCGCTGAACTTGTTGTTCAAGGCGTGCTAAAGGACTCAGACAGCCATTACTTGCAGGCGCTGGAAGATATCTTTGCCGAGTCGCAAATGAAGCATTACGTAAAGACAAGCATCACGGCTGAAGTATTGGGAACTGGTGCGATTGAGGAAAAAGACTTTGAGGCGGTAGCATGAACGATCTAGTGAACCATCCGGCCCATTACACTGGCCATAAGTCAGGCGTCGAATGTATAGAGCTGGCTGAGCAGCTTCCTTTCTGTCTTGGTAACGCAGTGAAGTACATTTGGCGAGCTGGCGAGAAGGGCGACATGCGGCAGGACTTGGAAAAGGCGCTTTGGTATCTGTTGCGCCATTTCGAGCACGGCCAGAAAAAGGCAAAGTTTATCAAAAACACCATGCCGCTTAACTTGTATCTGCCAAACGAACCAGACAAGTGGCGAAGGAATGCCATCAACACGATATGCCGAGGCTATCCAGGGCTGGCATTTTTGGAAATTGAACGAGTATTAGAAACGTTAACCAACGAGAGTAAAGAAGATGAAAGCAACACTTAGTTTTGAATTGCCAGAAATGCAAACAGAGTTTGACGCAGCGCTAGAAGGACAGAAATGGAAGTCTGTTTGTGAGCAGCTACGGATGTTTATCCGTGATCAGCAGAAGCACGAATATCACAGCTGGGCGCTAATAGCATATGGCGAAGTATCCGAAAAGCTCTACACGCTAGTAGACGAAGCTGGATTGAGTTTTGACTGATGAACCGACACGACGCGAAAGACATTAGACCAGGTGACAGGCTAAGGCTTAAACCGCTTTGGAATCAGACGACGCGCACAGACAAAATGCCTGATGAAATTGTTGTGTATCAGACTAAGCCAGCAATCAACAGCGAGACTAATGTACTGGTCAGAATTATTTCTTTGAAAGGCGAGGAACGCTGGCTAGATGCCGGATGGTTTGAGCTTATTTAGACAATTCGCGGATTGTGTCGCCACTTTCCGCGTTTTTATTACAACCATCGTTCGATTGTGTCTTGTCCTACCTGATCCCTGTAATGCTTAGCTATCGGCCCTTTCCCTTTTGTTTTCCTGTACTCCCGGCCTAGATACTGGTCATTTTTCCTTTCCGTTAACAAGTCATAAACGCCTTGCCCGACGACACTCAAAAACCACTCTGTATGCTCGGCAGGACGGCCACCTAGATAAGCGTGACAGCCATAGCAGAGCGATCTGGCGTTATCAGGATCGAACCGTACAGCCCAGTTCCCACGACTGTAGTAATGGGAGCAATGCAGTCCACAAGACTTATCATCGTGTTGAGCGCCGCACCGTTCACACTTCCAGCCTGCACGTTGTCTGATTAGGTAGGAAAAAGCCGCATCGGCTGGGGTGCGTTTGATTGCGCTCATTTTTCACCTTTTGGCGGTGGTGGTAGTGGCATCCAGTGCGTTACATCATATAAAGGCTCATCAGCACAATTTCTCCATGCCGGTACGCCTTCTTCAGCTCCGTATCCATACCCTTCATGATAGTACCAGTCATAATTGCCAACGGTTATGCCATATGGAGTTGCCAGCAATAACTTTGGCGGAGCAACGTAGTCTGGGTGTTTAACATTATTTGGGCCATCCATTCCACTTCCTTTCGGCGCTGTCTCAATCGGTAACCATTCCATATCATTCCCATTCATGTCATGCCCTGTCTTCGTCAAATTGTTTGATTATCCCAAATGGAGTAAGCAGGAAAAAACAAAATGAAATGACTAAAAGTGTTGCCGCAATTGCTCTAGCCCCTTCCTGCCAAAATGCTGGGTTAAATTCCGGGTATCCCCACAACAAAAATGATCTGTAAATCATGGCCATTAGGTAAACTACTGCATTTAGAATAATTACATCGGCAAAAAGCCGAACGTATCTTTGTAGTCTATTCATATCATTCCTCTCCTGTATTTGCATTGAAAAAGTCATACCATGCGCGGCGCATGTGTTCAGCCAGCGCTGGCGGGATTTCTGGCTTTTGTGATGTTGGATAAACTGATTTGTACTTTCTTCCCCAGCATTGAGGACAATCCCTTGGCCCGTCAATATCGCCTAATCCGCCGCCAACCTTTCCTTCACCGTGGCAGCACGGACATTCGATTGATTTCTCTTTTGGCCGCCAATCAAAGAAGCAACCAAGTTTCCAGTCCTCATTCTCAGTAATAACCTTCTTCATATCATCCTCTCATCATTTCATCGTAATAACGCAAAGACTCATCTGAAAACCTTGCGCCGTGCTCTGTTCCCCATGCGTACAGGAATGTGATAAACATCGACGCATGCTCTTTGTTAAAGTCCTTTGTACTTGTCCGGATAGTTACCGCCCTTTGTCCGTCTAGGCTTAAAACCAATTTGGATGGCTTTGGCAGGCTTTCTCCGATTCGCCTAAGGTCTTGCTCAAACTCATCTACCAACAGTGCTTTCCATGCTTCTATGCTGTATTGCTGGCCTAGTTCGACCGTTGTCACGATGTCGTTGATCATGGCGTGGTATTTCTTTTCCTGATCGCGGCTCTTTGCTTCCCTTCCAAGCGTGACAACTACAGGGCCACCTGGCAATGCCTTTTTAACCTTCTCAATGCACTCGAACATCTTAGACAGTTCTGATTCATTGTTGATCGTATAAACAAGCTCCTTAGACATGCTATCCCCTGAATATCATATTCATTACTTTGGTTGACGGCTGAACATTCGGCTCGATTCGTGTGTTCATCCGGTGGCGCTGGGTGTATTCGAATTTCGTCTTCGGGTGGTACAGCTTTCCCAGTAACACGTAAAAATAAAACGCATGGCAGGCGACTTGCTCAGCTTTGCATCTCGCCTGATTCTCGCAGTTGTACGCTTTGCATGGTGTCATCGAATAATTCTCCTTGTTCGCCCGCTTCCGGCTCGCTGCAAACCGGAAAGGGGCATGATTCATACTCGCTACAAATCCAGCAGCTTAAATCAGACATCATCAACACAAGATAAAGATTTATACCAGCGTCTTACTTCTTCAGGATCATACCAGCACGTTTTAGCTTTACCTGTTGCCGAAATTCTTAAATCTAATTTTGGCTTTGGCGCGTTATGGTCACGCATTAAATAGGCCAGTTTTTTTGACTGTATTCCGAATTCTTCAGCCATTTCCGCCTTTGTTCTTAACGGTTTTCTTTTTTGCCCGCGCGATTTATACGCTGATTCTCCATACTTCATAGAATTCATCCTATAAACGACATGGCCGAAGCAGAAACATATTACGCAACCTAACTTCAGGCGCTTCTGTATCAAGGTTAGCAGGTCGATATGGCGTCATCTTGCTAAGAGAGCGCCTTTCGTCCGAACACTCCTTTGAACACGTTTTACGGCCTTTTGGCGCTGACTTTCCGCATATGTCACAGGTGTTCATAGTTCATCACCTGCCATCGCAAACAAATCATCCTGAACGACTGATTCATTTAGAAACCGATCTTTTGCATACGTGAGGTTGATAATGGCTTGCTTGAAATAGCTGTCTTTAAGCTCGATGCCGATGGCTTTTCTGCCAAGTGATACCGGGCTATATACTTCGCTACCTACGCCCATAAAAGGCGTTAAAACTGTCTCGCCTGGATTGCTGTAGAGCTCAACGATCCGATCAATCACGTCCAGTTGCAGGGGGTGAACGTGCTTCTCGTCGTCTTCTTCCTTGCTATCACGGAACGGCAAGACGTTATCAATTCGGATGTCATCCCAAACGCTCGAAGCGTACCGTTGCCAGATGTAGTGAGACAGCTTATTACTTGATGGCTCGTTATGATCTTCGAATGTGTTCTGTAAATACTGCCAGAGCTCATCCTCGTTGAACTTTGTCTCGTTTGCATTGTTGAATGCGCGAAGAATGTTCGGGAGTATCGGTGTTGCGCCAAAATACCGATTCAGTCCTTTTGCGTGCGTTACAGGTACAGCATTCTCGCCGCGCTTGGTAAAGATCAGCACATAGTCAGGCATGGCCGTGAAGCATTGTGTTGAATCTTCGACAATCAATTTGTGCATCAGGCTTTTGACCATCGTGCGCATTCTGACTTTCAATGGTTCTTTCCAGATTGTGATGCGGTTTCGATACTGAAACCCGTATTTGTCATGGATCCGAATGATCTCATGCGGAAAGTCCCACAGGTTGCAGGAATTGTCGAACACGTCTGTACAATGAACGGCGGTGATACGTCCTGGCTTTGTCACTCGCGCTATCTGAGCAATCAGGAATTCATATTGTTCGAGAAACTGTTCTTTTGTCTCACAGTTTGAAAAGTCGCGCTCGCTAGAACTGTAGTTATACAGCCCGGCGAATGGCGGAGAATACACGGACAAGTCGATAGACTCATCAGGTAAAGCTGGCAACACTTCCATGCAATCGCTGTTATAGATTGCGTATTGGTCGGTAATGATCTGTTCCTTTGTTTTCATTTCATGAATCTCGGTAGTTGAATGGATTGGTTAAACTCTTTGGATGAAAAACTAAAATCACGGTTAGTCGCCGCGACCAGGTTTCCATAAAGCTCAATTGCCTTTTGTGTCTTTTGTTCCAGTGCTTCCATCACTCTGTCTTGTCCTTCGCTGATTACCATATCGCAAACGACTTCATTTTTCTGCCCGAATCGCCAGAATCTTCTGATCGCTTGGTAATACTGCTCATAACTGTATGTTGGGAAAAATACAGTGTGGCAACAATGCTGCCAGTTCAAGCCCATTGAGGTCATCTTGGCTTTTGTGATCAGGCGCTTTATCTCACCTTTCGCAAAAGCGACAAGTATTTCCTCTTTCTTGTCGATGGACATGCCGCCGACAATTTCTACAGCTTCTGAATCCAGTTTAGCCAGTAATTCGCTTTCTTCATTAAGATTGCACCAATAAACAGAAGTTTTTCCACTAGCCAAGCTGACAGCTTTCTCGCAACGTTCGCGTACTGTCAATTTCTGCTCCTGTCTGACTTCGGTCAATCGTTGGGCCGGCATGGAAAATAAATTCATCTGATCGCCATCGCTCCAGGTAGCATCGTTTTTGACAATATGCTTGTTTACGTGAAGTTGTGGCAGTTCATAGCCTTTGTCTGAAAAACCTAAATCGGATGGCTTTTTGACCATGATCGACCATTGATTAACCCATGCGAAAAAGTCAGTCTCCGCGTGTGGTTTAAGATAGAACTTCTCGCCAATGTTTCGGTTATTGCTGTCTACGCTTCCCTGGCTTGATTTAAAGAACTTGCCGAGCATATCCATGTAACCCATATACCCTAAAGCTTCCGAACTATTTCCAAGCTCAATAAAGTCGTTAGGGCTTGGTGTAGCAGTTGCCAAGAATCGGTAAGGCACTTTCTTGATAAACGCGACAATCTCATCCCGTGTTTTACCGGCGAAATTTTTCAAAATACTGGACTCATCCAGAATCACACACTCAAAGTCTGACGGATCCAAAAGATGCAATCGTTCATAATTGCAGATGACGATCTTGTCTTTATGAACTCCAGACTTGTAATGCTCGACACCTTCAACGCCTATTTCTTCCGCCTCGTTCACAAACTGAAACGCGACAGCCAAAGGCGTGAGAATCAAAACCTTCTTATTGGTCTTTTTAACGATGTTAAAGGCGATTGAAAGCTGGATAGTAGTCTTACCAAGTCCAGTATCAGCAAACACGCCTATACGGCCTTTGCGAACCGCTTTGGTTATAATTGCTTGCTGAAAGTCGAAGGCTCTATCTGGCATCCAAACAGGATCGAAACCAAACTGGCCGTAGGTGTGTCGTTTTGCCTGTAGAAAGGCGTAATAATCCATACTCATCGAACGTGACTCCATCTCTCTCTTTTTCTGATTTTATACACCAGCTGAGGGTGTACGCCGTATTTTTCTGCCTGTTGCTTGTCTGTCAATCCGTGACGGTTAGCGCGTATCTCTCTGACAATATCGTCATTGACTTTTGCGCCTGGTAAATCCTCCCCACGTTTACAAAACTCATGCGCTCGAATTTCATATTCATCGCGCGCAATATGCCTGTACGCAGGTTGCCATTTTCCTCGCCTGAATTCCGCTGTATCTCTGTTCATTCTATCCATCCGTATTAATCGCTTCTAATACTGTTTTGATATAACCCGCTACCCTATAGACCTAATTTGCTTCTAAGCTCACTCATCTTCTCTTTGCGCTGTTCTACGGTCATTGTCGGCGCAGGTAGGCCGGCCCAGCTTCGATAGATTGCAGGTTGTGTTTGTGGTTTGCGCTGAGTCAGTCCGATAAATTCGGCATAGTTCGGTGGATATGACTTCTTGCCGATATTCGAGTTATGCGCAATGTCGCCCTCGATGTTTTGAATTCCATGTGCGAAGTCCTCATCTTTCAGATCCTTCAGTTTCAGGCACCACAATTGGAACTCGCGGGTATATTCGCTTGATCCTTCGCGTTTTATCGACAGCCCTTTTGATTGCGCCAGATCGCCGTACAGGTCAGCAAATCGAACGAACAGCGCCGATACCAGAACTTCCGTTCGCTTGGGCCATCTCGCGATAGATTCGCTCTGCTTCTTCCCGTTGTCGGTCTGCGTGAGTACTTGATTGATTGTTTTCATGTCGTTTGCTCCACTTCTTCGCGTTGCGTAACCAGGTTCTGACAGCAGCCTGCCAGCATTTCATTTTGTGTTTGCCAACCATCCAGCCATTCGATTCAAAATAGTCGAAGAATGATTCGGCTTCATCTTTGTTCAGGCATCCTTTCTCGGTCATGTACTCCTGTATCTGTTCTATTGTTGGTTTTTCCATTCGATCACCTTTCTTCAGGTAATAGTTGTCATATAGACCTGTTGTTCAGGGATGGGTACCTGAGGCCTCATGGTAAAGAGCACACGAACAGTATTACACAACCATTTTGCATCAATGCGTGGCGGCCAATTCCACTTGCCCTGAACTACGTGTATTTATCCGCGGTCTGACGTTATCCGTGTGCTAGTTGGTACTTGTCTCTGATTTAAGCCTCAGCGGCATGAAGTTTGGTAGGTCAAACTTTTACAAAACACCAGCTGGGCAGTTCGGAGAGGCCCATTTAATTCTCACTGACTGAGAAACGAGGCCGATGGTTGAAACTTGAGGAACGGATAGCTTAGAATGGTTTTGCCGCAGCGGGCATAGTAATACTCTTCTATCTGTTCCCGTGGTCTCGCAAACCAGCGGCAATGTTTAAAGATTAGCCCTTGTTCATTCAGTGTTCAAGGGCTTTTTCTTTTACTCCTTATCAAAAATCCATATTCGTCCGCCATTTCCTTCCTTTCTAGACACCGCCTTCTTGTTATTTTCGCGTGCGTAACGGTAGGCAGATTG